GGGATTCCCCAACGCCACGAACCTGTCTCAACATACCCTGTTGACGCTAACTGTGTCGCATGTTCACGATAGAAACCTTGACCAGATACAGCAAACAGTCGGCGTTCTTGCCAATTGTCAGTATCAGTAACAGCACCTTGTACATCTGCCATAAGATCAGATGCGTAAGCAGGTTCGTTAATTGAGTTGTATTGCGATAGATCAAGGCGACCTAAACCTGTGGATGTGGCATCAAAGTTTGTCCATCCGTACCACATGTATTTTGAATCGCCAACAATGCAACTAACACTGTTCGTTGTTTCTAGCAATGGGCCAATAGTGAGGTTGCCATCATTGTCGCTTGTTGCTAATCGAATACCACGGTTTGAACCGATAGCGATGTAACCGAGATAACCGTGGATCGCTGTAACGATTTCGCCGTGAGGTAACTGTCCTGCATGGATAGGTACATCAAGTGCAGTACCGTCAGCTTTGATCGTTGTTTTGTAGATCATGCTGATGTTGCCTGAGTATCCGGCGCAGTAGATATGGTTCTGCCCACCTGCGAAACCGATCCAAGTAAAGTTGCTATTTGGGTGAGCGTATAATGCTGATCCTGGGCCACCTGATGAGGTGTAGTTGTGCATGCCGTTGCTATGCGCTGCCATTAGCCGACCTTTAACGTAGTCAACTGCGGTGAAAGTGTTTGTTCCTGAGATGTAGGAACTCATTGAACTTGATGCGGTGTTAGTTGAGTGGATACCGTTTGATGTAAAACCGCACCAAACTGTGTAACCGTCAGTGGTCAACGTGTTGACATTGCCACCAGGCGAACCAGTGACAGTAGTCCACGAAACAGTAGAAGCATACGGGTTAGTCGTATACTTCAAATCCGTACCGTCAGCAATATACAACCTGTCGCCAGCAACAACCATCTTCAGATTCGTGTTAGCAGAAGTAGCGAACCGTTCCGTAGTAGGCAACAACGACAGCTCGCCTTTAGTCCACGGATCAATATTCTTAGACGAAGAAAAACGAGTGTCAACACCCTCAGCAGTATCACCATACTTCTGTGCAGAACCCTTATGCCACGACACTTGACCACGCCGCCACAAACCCTGCGGGTTAATCGCACCCTCACCAGGAATATTAGAATCGTCAGCAGAGTCACGCAACCGTTGCTCAAACGCACGACCGAAACGACCAGATTTCAAATCCAACATGTACGGTCGACCAGCGATAGCAACAGGGAAAATGTCAGGCACTAAACCTGATACACCTGTACCCGTATAGTATGTAGGCCCACCCACATATGGGGTAGTAAATCTCGTTAACGTAGCCATCGGCTACTTCCTGAAACGCAAAGGATACTGGCGGGTAAGACGAGATGCTTCAGCAATAATACGATCTCGACGCAAACGCAACAAGTTGTTGATGCTATTTGTGACAGACCCAGCAGGTACTTCGTCAGCACGACGAGTGTCACCCTGAGATTCAGTAAAGTTACGTTTCACTTCACGGCCAGCAACCATACGGATTTGCACACCCAACACAAGCAGGTCTTCTAATTCTGTGCCGACACCTACTGTGTCAAGAACCGTTGCTTCGGTAGAGAGCGTACCGTAAGGAGCTTTGTAGATCACACGGACAGTACCGGAACGGACATACGAGTCAAAAGCAAGAACGAACCCTGAAGCGAAGTCAGTGGTTGGCATGTCTCGTAACAATCGAACGTTACGCACTACAGGATAATCGTCGTTCAGGTAGCGGTAACGGACATCGTATAGGTCAATCATGCTAGTGACACCCGTAAGGTTCACCATACGATCCGATCCGTTGTACGACAGGTCTACTGTTTTGATTTGGAACAACCCATTTAGTGGGGATGATAGATCGGTTAATTCGGAGTTGAGTGCTGTCAACATTTGCCCACGAGGGAAACGAGGATTCACCGTAGCAATATCGCCTGCCGTATGAGCAGCAGCGACAGAACCACCGTAACCTCGTTCAACAGTCACAGTTTTAGAAGTGCTGTTCGCTTCCCAAACAAACATCATCTCTGACCCGATCTCAAAGACAGTGTTCTCCCGAAGCGAACCCAACGCATAAGACATCGTGAGCGTCGTTGTAGAGGCATCACAAGAAGCCGCAAGCTTGTTGCGTTCTTCTACGACACCTGCCAGGAGTAACTGGTTGGCTCGATCAAGGATCGTACCTGCTGTAGTCACTTCTTCTTAGAAGCCTTCTTGCCGTATTCCATCTTCTTTTCCATCTTACTTTCGCCTTTTTCGTGCTTCATCATGGCACTCTTAGACTTGTACTTTTCTTTTTTGGTGGACATAGCCCCTAGTATACCTTATCTTGCGACCGAAATTCGGTAACATTCCCAGACTCTACAAGAGCGTCAAAAGTGGACACCGGAATCCACTGAACTTCCCCGTTCGGAATCCTGATCTTAAACCTGCCCACATCAGCTTCCACCTTTTTTAACGCTTTTACGCATATCAGATGCTCGCCAGCAGGTTTCCACCGTTTCACCGACAACATGCCCGTAGGTGGGTGAGCCTCTAACAGTTTGTCCAGCGTATGCTCCCATGAGAACCCTAAAGTTTTCTTGTGTCGAGCCTGCCGTTGAATAAAAGTAGGGCGACCCTTACTGTAAGCGTCACGCATACTGTCTACGAGCTGATCGTGGTTAGGGACAAACCAGTTCCCTATCTCCTTATACGTCTGCATATACGCCTTCTCAGGGGTGACATCAAGCGCATAATCAAACAGGTGGGAGAACATTAAATGCCCTGTAGCAGCAGGAGCGATCACCCTGTTCCCTAACGCCAACTGTTGTAACGGTATCAACCCAAAACCTTCGCCCCTGGAAGCAGACACGAAACAGTCGGCGGTCGCATGCAAATCTCGTTCATCCGAAATTGACAGATCATCTCTAACAACCGTGATGTTTGGGCCGAGATCAAACCGTTGAGGATCATCAAACACATAGTTAGGGAGTTTGATGATGAGTTCGCTGTCAGGTAAATCTGCGTCACGGAACGCCTGAACTACCTGCGGGATACCTTTGCGTAACCACCCTGAACCACCGGTAATAAACCTAAACTTCTCATTGGGTTCTACCGTCTGCGGTTTCCACACATCATGGTTCACCCCTAAAGGGACAACATGAACATCGTGGTGAACGGTGTCAAACAATTCTTTGTTCCAGTCGCAAGGGACTATGACTCGATCATACGGTGGGAGGAGGCGACCGAAACGGGCAGGTAACAGGTCGGTTTCCCACATTGTTAAGACTGCGGTGGACTGCCCTTCCCACGATCCTTTAATCATGTCAGGAGTCATGCCGAACAGGACTGTTGCAGCGTCTTCGGTTTGTTCCAGCCTGTCTACGGCAACGTTCTGTATTTCGTGGATCATCCTGCCGTAACCGACATGAGGGATGTTGACACCCTGAATATCGTAAGGGTGTTTCACACGTGTCCTGATTCCACCTGGAACGCTGTCTCAGCCTTTTTCTCTACGTTGGCTGCACCATCAATTTTGTTGGGTTGTAGACCGTCTGCCCGTAGGCGTTTGTAGGCGGCCATGTCTTTGTCCCATCGGGATTCTGTGGCGTTAATGCGAGCTGCGTCTTTGCGACGGTTGGGGGTGCATGACGAGTCCATTGATACCGTTGAGATACGGCATGCGAAACAGCCTTCGACATCAAGAGTGGGGTGGGTTTCTTGGTGTTTAATCATAGTTTTATTATAGTCAGGTGATGTATGCGCTGTATCCTGCGGCGGTCAGGCTGGCAGCTTCAGCATCTGAAACTGTGTAGACATGTCCACCGAGGTAACTGATTTGGATTGTGTCAAAGTCAGCAGGATCGTTTTCGGTATATGTGTTGTCGTCTAGTTTGTAGACATTTCTGCCACGAGGTAACGACGCAAAATGGCGTAACAGTCGAAACGACAACCGCAGGTTCTCTGTCGGTGGGGTGTCAAGATCAAAGTCGGTGAGGTTCAGATATGCGTCTGTGGGCGGGGTGAACGTAGGCATCAGGTGACAGTATACCCTGCTGCGACTAGCTGGTCTTTTTCGGTTTGGTCTACAAAGTATTCGTGACCGCCGTAATACACTTTGTCTACGAGTGTGGGGTCTAACGGATCGGTGTTGGTGTATGCACCGGTGTTGAGTCGGAAGATGTTTCTTGCCCTGTATCCCTGGTTGGCTTTGGCGAATAGTCGGTGGGCGGGTTCGGCGTTGCGGTAGTCATCCCACGGGAATCGGTCTTCGACTGGTGTGCGGAAGATTAACGATTTAGTCCAGGTGGCGGTTTGTGTTGATGCCCCTGAACCAGTAGCGGTACGAATATAAACGATCCCGCTAAGGGTGGCCGCTGTTCCTAATCCTGAGCCTGTTGCGGTTCTAGGTGCGATGTGAACACCGACAGCGGTGTCACTGGTTGTCGATCCTCCTGCACCGTAGGCGGTACGCAAATTCTTGTGGAGGATACTGTTGAGCGATGTTCCCTCGCCTGAACCTGTAGCAGAACGTGGGGCGATGTGGAGTCCGGTGGAATCAAATCCTCCTACGCCTGATCCTGTAGCGGTACGGACTGGTACACGGATACGGGTAGCTGACTCTGTTCCTGTTCCTGAACCTGTAGCGGTACGAACTGGATTGATATTCGAGTCGGCAGTTTCTGTTCCTGCGCCTGAACCTGTAGCGGTTCTTGCTCGTGTAACCGACGATACTGCTGTCTCTGTACCAGTACCCGAACCTGTAGCCGTATTCGTAAATGTGACTACGCCGTTGTATGAAAGATTACTAGCGTTATAAAGAAACGAGGAGTCGTTATACAGGCGAGCCATTTAGACCCCTATGGTTTTTGTGGGAAAATAGGGTTTGTATTAGAAGAATCATATGTGACCATATAATCTCTAAGTTCTTGTCGGTATGCGGCCCAAGCTTCTTTGTCAACTGTAACGTCAGATAGTTGACTAAAGTCGGATGCCATCAATAATGCGTCTCGACGTTCACGTACAAATGAGATTCGTTGTTCGTCTGTGAACTTGTTGCAGAAGTCGTCGTATAGTGGGTGTTCTGCAATTTCAATAATTCGAGTCATTTTTTCCCTCTTATGTTTTAATAATGTAGTTAAGAACTATATACGGCTGAAGGTTGTTGTGTGGTTGGCCGCTACCAGCGTTTTGGTTGGTGGCAGTCTGAGCTTGGTTGGTTGCTGTCTGTGCATTGTTGGTTGCTGTCTGTGCATTGTTAGTAGCAGTTTGACCAGCAGTTGCACCGTTCCAAGTAATAGCAAGATAAACATTACCAACCCAAGAGTTAAACCCTGTGTTATATGCACCGTCACGATAAAGGAATTCGCCAGTACCAACAGAACCACCGTGGTTGTGTGCGTTCTGCACATGGTTGTGCGAGTTCTGTGTGTGGTTGTGCGAGTCTTGTGTGTGGTTGTGACTATTTTGTATGTGGGTGTGAATAGGCATTTCGGCACTACTCAAAGTATGGGTCTTAGCACCACCAGTTTCACCCATAGTGTCAAACGAACTATCGGCAGAATCACGACCAACAGGAACTTTACCTTTTAAGTTAGGAACATTGAACGTTGTAGAACCATCACCAACACCATAAGTAGTGCTAATGA